CTCCGCATTATATATAGTACCATCATACGTACACTGCTCGATCACTGCGCATCGGAACGGGCGGGGCTTCTGCCATGCCTCGGGGTCCGTCACCAACGGATTGCTGCGAATCGCCTCGCGAAGTTTCGTCTCATCCCAGGCTTCAATATCAATCGGTCCGATCAGCCCCTGCGGATTCCGGTCCGTCTCCAGAAACACCGGGATACCACCACCCAGCAGCAATGCCCCGTGATGCGCCGCCTTGTGGTTGTTGCGGTCGAACAGCACCAGATCGCCATCGGCAATCAGCGCCGAGAGCACAATCTTGTTCGAGGCCGAGGTGCCGTTGAGCACGAAATACGTCCGCTCAGCGCCGAATATCTTCGCCGCCTGCTTCTGTGCTTCCAGCGCCGGGCCTTCATGGATCAACAAATCACCGAGATCGAGCACCGAATTGTCGATGTCGTCGCGGAAGACGTTCTCGCCCATATGCTCGAAAAAGATCCGCCCAACCGGTGAGCGGCCATAGAACACGCCGCCATTATGGCCAGGGCAGGTCCAGAGCTGGTTGCCTTCTTCATTATAGTCGAGCAACGCGCCAAAGAACGGCGTGCGCAGCGTCTCGGCATATTGCCGCAGTCGGGAGGCGAGGTTCTTGGCAATAAATTCCGGCGTCTCTTCTGCCAGGAACACATAGCCATCCGCCTCGTGCAACACCTCGACCGGGATCTCTTCCAGGCGATGATGTCGCACCAGAATGATGATCGGCGTGTCCAGCCCGCGCTTGCGGATGAACTGGATCAGCGCCGCCATCTTGCCCATCGGGCCGCGCTTGCCCCAGTCGATCACCACGCAGCCAATCGCAGCATCGGTGCGGATCACCAGCTCGGCGTCGTCGGCCTTGCGGGCTTTGACGACGCCGAAGCCGATCTTCTCGATCTCGGCCACAATCTGCGCCAGCCGCTGGCCTTCCAAATCCTCGGCATCGAACACCGGCGCGCACACCAGAAACTTGAATCGGCGCTCGTATTGCATCTGTTCGGTGCCCTTTAACCCGGGATTGTTTTATGCGGCAGGCGAGGGGGCGGGTAGCGACATTTTTGTTGCAGGGCTTATCTCAGACATAACACTCCGCCATCAGCCGGGCCGTGGTCGGGCGTGCAAGCATGCGCTCGCGATGTTCAGCGATGCGCGGCAAACGTGAATGTGCATCGACCCCATCTGCCTCCAGCCACCGCGCGACGGAAAACAGATATGGGTCGCAGATCGTGTAGCGCTCACCCATCACCCACGGACCTTGCAACAACCCGTCTTCGATCAGCCGACAGACGGACTCCATCGATTCGGGTACCTTCTGCCGAATGGCGGCCAACGCCGCCTCGTCATCCACCCAACGCCGCCCACGGTTCTTATGCGCGTGCGCCACATGCACCGTGGCGCAGAGATAGGCGTTGAATTCCTGAATTTTGGCGAACAGGAATGGGTCATCCCCCGGCACCAGCGCGCTTGCTGGGAATATCTGCGCCAGATATGTCAGAATCGCCGGTGTCTCGGTCAGAATGCCGCGCTCAGTTACCAGCGCTGGCACACGTCCTTTGGGGTTGATGGCTTTGAACGTGTCGCTCTGCTGTTCGTTCTGGCCAAAATCCACCTTTACGGCGGTGTAATCGACCCCAATTTCGTCCAACACAATATGCGCCGCGAGTGCGATGGAATTGGGAGAATAATAATAGAGCAAGCTCACCTGCGCCTCCGCTCGGACGATCATCAACGGGCGAGCCTCTCAGCAACCCTTCAACTGCGCAAGGTCTGGCATCAACAAAAAAAGGCCGCCAAACCCTGGCGGCCTTTCTTCAATCATTCCAACCAATCGATTAGGTGGGAGACGGCACCTTCACAATGTCAGAGGCAGAAATCGTGGTGTTGAGGAAGGTAAACACCGAGCCATTGCCCAGCGTCACAGTCGTGGCAGCAACGCCATTGACGGTGGTCGAAGCAATCGTCTGTGTTTCATTCGTCGTTTCGGTCAGAACCAGCTTGTCCTTACCTGTGACAAAGTCGGCGATCGTCGCGAACTGGGCGGCGCCCACACCGCTGCCAACAACCGTGCTACCCGTCGAGTTTGTCGTCGCGCCGGCGGCGTTGGTGTGCAGATCAATGAAAGCACCCTCGAAGGTCACGCCATGATACAGCGTGCCAGGATTGGTTCCCGTCACCGTCGAGGTCGAAGCATAGAACGTGTCACCGAACGCCAAGCCACCGCCGGCAATCGTGCTGGCATACATCACATCAGTGCTGCTCGCGCTGGCATACAACGAGTCGTTACCCAGCGTGTTGGCACCCTGCAGCGTGGCGGCACCTGGGCCACCATACAACTTATCCATAAAGCCTTGCGCCGTCAGAACGTCGTTCGCGCCACCACCCACAAGGGTTGTGCCGCCGACAGAGGACGACTCCAACACGTTGCCGCCAGCGGTGCCGCCAACAAACGAACCCGTGCCATCGACAACAGTGAGCCGACCCGTGAAGGCAATGCCGCCAAACACAGACGACACATTCACGACGCCACCAGCCGTGCCGACGATCGTCGCATTGTGTGCGCCAGGATCGATGAAGGCCGTCGCGCCACCAGAGGACTGATAGTAAATGCCCGCCGAGCCACCCGCCACACCGATGATGGTGTCTGCCGAAGCCGTCGTGCCCAAGATGGTCGTCACCGAACCAACAGCACCCGCGACAGAAATCGCGTTGCTGCCATCACCAACAAACGCCGAGTTGGAAGACGACGCACCGAACGAAATGGTATTGCTGCCACCACCGGCAACAACCGTATCGGCCACGCCCAGATCAGTCATGTTCAACTGACCAACGCCCGCGTAAACAACCTGATCAGTCGCCAACGAATTATTCGTTATCGTGACCGGGCTTGTGTTCGTCACCCAAACCGCCCCAGTCGAAGCCGGGATAGTGGTATTGACGATGCCGCCGCTCGCAGGCGCACTGCCACCAATCAACGTGGTGTTCGCCGTCGGCGTCGAAGCAATCACATTCAGCGCATTATTTGCCGCTGTGTTGGTCGTCAGCGTCGTTACGTTCAACGAAACCGTCTGCGCGTAGCCTACACCGCCACCACCGCCAACGGTGACAGAACTCTGACCCGACCCTGATTGTCCGACTGCAGCCATGGGACACCCGCCTTCACATCTACTAACTTAACTTTTGTCTAGCGCATTATTGCAGTAGCGAGCAAGCGAAGAATGGTCGAATTTGCGTGAACTACGCACGAAAAATGCCTCAAATTCGACGCAAAATATCGTAACAAATTCATTCGCTGATGAACGTATTCGGGTGGCGCACTGGTTCGAGTTGTTTGAACGCAACCAATTGCAAAACTGGCTGTATTGGGTGCGCCCTTGCCCCCCAATGGTCGGAAATCTTATCTTAAAAGCGTTCCATTTAACATTTGAGTAACTATCGTTTCGTCATTCCATGCTCTCCAACGAATCGCTAGATCTCTTCGGCTTGCGAGAGCCGCCGGGCCATTCGCAGCAAAATTGCACGGTCATCTGCCGGGCAATTTCGGTACAGCCGCAGTATGGCCATTTCATCGCCGGTCAATCCGCTTTCGCCAAATTCCTGAGCCAAACTCTGCGCCGCGCCGCCTCGCAGCAGGTGATCAATCCCCAAGCCGAGCACGGCAGCGATTTGCGCCAAATGCCCACCAACCTGGCCAGCGCGTCCGGTTTCCCATTGGGCGACAGCACTCCGTGTTACGCCCACTTGCTGCGCCAAAGCTGCCTGCGTGAGGCCGAGACGCTCCCGCGCTGCGCGGATTCGATTTCCAATTTCAACGTTGTCAGTGAGTTGCATATTTGTATCTCCAGTCAATCGACGATATGTGAACTTATCTAACGTGTATACGATAATCATATTGACATTTATCTGTCATTCCGTCTAACAATGCGGCGCGGGCAGATGCCTGCAATCCAAAAGGAGGTGAGCATGTTTGTTGCCGCCGCACGCGACGCAGGTACGGGATTTCGCATCACCTGGACGCCGCAATCAGATCAGAGATTGGCTAAAATGCGTGAGCAAGGCATGTCCATGCGCTGCATGGCGCGCTCATTTGGCCTCAGCCGCAGCGTCATTACGGCACGCGCGCGCATTCTCGGATTAGAGATTCCGAACCGCCCCGCATTGGCACCGCAAAAGCCACCTCCATCGTCGGACGCCGGACGCGAACCGCTTCCGGCGGGCCATGCGTTAACGTGGGGATTAATCACACAGGGAACCTGCCTCGAAGGCAGCCTCTACACACCACCAAACCCGATACAGGCGAGATATCGGCATCAAGCCTCCGAAAATTCAAACCTTAACGCTGGAGAAACGTGATGGCGTTACGCCCGGATTTTCTGTCATTGCATCAGCTGGGCCCAACAGTTCAACTTTTGGTGATCTCCGGCCTCGTCACCCGCACGGATGCGCATGACATGTTGGCGCAGGCGAACCGCCAGGTGGGTCTGTCGCCTTGTCTGCGCCACACCTTCAGCCTCAATCCGACTAAGCGCACCGAAATCACCGATGCGGCGTCGTCACGCTGCGCCCGTCGGGCAGTGATTGAGGCGATTCGGTCTTCGGACAATACGCGCACACATCCCAAACGCCTCAACGCCACAGCACATCTCGCCGCGGCAGGCAGATTGGCGCGCTCGGAGGTCCAAAGCCTCATTCAAGCCGAAATTACCCGCTGCCTGGTCCAACGCCGACGCATCAACGCGCGAGCGCAACGCATGCTCGTCCATATTTAGCCTTTGGAGCCTCTGATGTCCGTAGCTCAATTCAACATCATGCCTGCCGCGTCTGAGGGCGAATCAGGTGCGCGCGCTGTCATCGCTCGCTTGGAAGAAGCTGGCACAATTCTATTATCCTTGCCGCATTCCGGCCCCAGCACCCGGCTGCGCATGTCGCGCCATGACGTCGTGCATACGGCCATCGAGGCTTATGGCTGGCAATCATTGGAAACCCGCTTGCGCCCAGCGGTGCCAAATTCGGCACAGATCAGCCGAATGGATGAGGCGATGGGCTGGATTGCGATCATCCCAGCCGACAAATACGTCCTCAAACGCATTGTCGGCGCGCGTTGCCTCGTCGGGCCGCTGACCGGCCGACATCTCTATCCATGGCGGCGACTTGCCAGCCTGCTCGGCGCCGACCACAAGGCGATCCAGCGCTGGCATGCCCAGGGGATCGATTTGATTGTCAAAGGTCTCTGCCGAAGCGTTTCAGTCCGTTAGAGCGGCTGCAACGTCACCATCGTCACGCCGGCGGTCAGGATGCCAAGCTCTTTGGCCGCCTCGCGTGAGAGATCGATAATGCGCGTGCGCGAGCCGGGGCGATCATTGATCGTCACAATCACCGAACCGCGTCCGTCGGTGCGCATCACCCGCACCTTGGTGCCAATCGGCAGCGTTGCATGCGCTGCCGTCAGCTTGTCTTGGTCGTAGCGCTCGCCTGAACTGGTGCGCTTGCCTTGCCAACGCGGGCCGCCATACCAACTCGCCATCCCGGTCTGTTGCCACGTGACATTGCTGCCTTCCTCGCGCCAGAACGTGCCGTCATCGAGCAATGCGCGATCAAACCCTTGTGCCGCAGCCCCGCCGTCAGCCTGTGCCACGCGGTGGACCTGGGTCAAAGGCAAGCCAGCAGCCATCTGCTGCAAATGCGTCGGGATTGCATGCGGCGTGACCGCGGACGTCACTTTCTTCGCCACAGGCTTGGCGGCAACTTTATTGATGTCAGGCTTGGCTGCGTGTGTGGTCGAAGGCGGCAATGCAGGCTTGCTGGAATGCGTCACAACCGCCTTCGGGTGATCCGTTTGATCAGCCGCCAGGGCAGGGGTTGCCAGCAGAAAACCGGTGACAAGCAATGGCCATAAATCTTTTTGCAAAAGCCTTTTGCCTCGCGCGCTCATCTTCTCTCCATCCCGATGACGCCGCCCTGCTAGGTGCTTTGCCTTCAGCAAAACACCCCGTCTTCCGGCAGCTCTTCTTGACGAACAGTCGATCCTAAGACTGCGTTCTGCGCCCGTTCAAACGGGCACTAACATCAGGCATAAATCCCACAGAATGGGTGAAGATCAACCCAAAACGTCAAGAAACTGCGCCCTCGTGTTGCCACATTTGCCCGGCGGACCTTGCTGAATGTGAAAATTCACGCGAACGTTCTTGTGCAATCCACTGATAAACCACCAAAATTCTTACCCGCGCTGATGGCTGGTAGCCCGCTTGGTCCGATATCGCAAAAAATTTCGAAGCTGTTTTTTGCATTTTGCGGCACCTCGCACGCCACAAATCGGGAAAAAAATCTTACAAAAAACAGGTTTTTCTTCCCAACCACCCCAAGATGGCCTATAAGCAACGCCATGATGCGGTTTTGTGGCGTCCGCGGCGATGTGATGCATCGCTTGGCTCGCCCAGCCCTTCAAATCTCCGCCATCTCGAATGATGCCAGCCAGTGAGCCGCAGCTTTCGCTGTTCCTTTGGCCTGCACGCAGTGTGCCCGGCCCGCTTTCCGACGGTTTCCGAAAGGCGAGCCTTCCCGCATGAACACACACGCTCCAGCGGACGCTTCAGTGCAGTCCACGTTGTCGCTCACCGAATGGTCGGTGGCGGCTTTGAAGTCAGACGAGCAGACCCCGGCGCGCCATCATCGCCTCATGCTCGCCAAGCTCGAAGCTTTGGCGCGCGGCGATATTGACCGTCTGATGCTCCTCATGCCGCCCGGTCACGCCAAATCAACCTATGCAACCGTGCTGTTTCCGGCCTGGTTCCTGGCCCATAACCCGCGCGCTTCTATTATCTCTGCAAGCCACACCGCCGATCTGGCCGAGCATTTCGCGCGTAAAGTGCGAGACTTGATCCGTGCGCAGGGTGATCTGCTCGGTTTGTCGCTTCAAAAAGACGACCGCGCCGCAGCCCGTTGGCGCACGTCATTGGCAAGTGACTATTTCGCCTGCGGCATTCGCGGCCCCATCACCGGAAGGCGCGCCGATCTTGTCTTGATCGACGATCCGATCAAATCCCACACCGAGGCCGACAGCCCCTCAGCCCGCAACAGCCTGTGGAACTGGTATCGCTCCGACCTTGCCACCCGGCTCAAACCCAACGGCCGAATCGTGCTGACGATGACGCGCTGGCATCCGGATGATCTCGGCGGGCGCCTGCTCGACTCCGACCCATCCTGGACCGTTCTGCGCCTGCCGGCTCTGGCCGAGGCCAATGATCCGCTCGGACGCGCGCCCGGGGAAGCGCTTTGGCCGGAATGGGAGAATGAGGAAGCCCTCGCGCGCAAGCGTCGCAGCGTCGGTGCCAAGATATGGAACGCATTGTTCCAGCAAAATCCTGCGCCCGACGCTGAGGCGCTATTTTTGACCACTCGCATCCCGATCATCGACGCGCTTCCGCCTCTTAAACGTGAAATCCGAGCCTGGGATTTGGCCGCCACCGCCGCCACCGAAGGGCGTGACCCCGATTGGACGGTCGGCCTCAAATTGGCTCTCACCGAGGCGGGCCAGCACATCATCACCGATATCGTCCGCTTCCGCTCCGGCCCCGCTGAAGTCGCCGACACCATTCGCGCCGTGGCGTCGCAGGATGGGGCAGGGGTTCTCGTCGCCTTGCCGCAAGACCCTGGGCAGGCGGGAAAGCAGCAAGTGGCTTGGCTGTCTCAACGCCTTGCTGGCTTCCGAGTTCGCGCCAGTCCGGAAACTGGTTCGAAACTCACCCGCGCCACGCTGCCGGCCGCCGCTGTCGAGGCCGGATCGCTCTCTCTGCTCCGTGCCCCCTGGAACCGCGCTTTGCTCGATGAGCTGCGCGACTTTCCGCATGGCCGCAAGGACGATCAGGTGGATTCGCTGAGCCGCGCTTTTGCACAGCTATTGGCACCTTCTGCCCCCACAACCCGCCTCAACCTGCCGCATCTGGCGCGCTGACATCCTCCAACCAAAGGCAGCATCATGCTCGACACCATTGCCGCCCTGACGCCGCCCGACCCCGATTATCCGCAGCGAACCGCCCGTCTGGCGCTGTTTAAGCGCGTGCAGGACGGCACGCTCTATGACGTGCTACCCTACGAATTCCAGGACGAACGCACCGCTGGTGGCGAATACATCCCGCTGCGTCATCGCCGCCCCTCTGTGCGCTATCCACTGGCGCGCATCGTCGTCGATGACAGTGTGAGCCTCGTCTTCGGGGATGGCCATTTCCCGCAGATCGACACCGATGACGCCACTTTGCGTGCCACTCTGGCCGACATCGCCGCCGAAACACGCCTCAACGCCACCATGCAGGAAGCCGCCCAGCGCGGGGCCGTCGGCTCGGTGGCAATTTTGCTGCGTGTGCTCAAGGGGCGGGTGTTTTTGCGGGTGATGGAAACGCTCTACCTCACCCCGCGTTGGCAGGAAGATGCGCCGGACACGCTCGATACCGTTATCGAGAAATACAAAGTCCCCGGCACCACGCTCGCTCAGATGGGCTACGCCATCGCCGAGCCGCAGGCGCAATATTGGTTTATGCGGGTATGGGACAATGTATCCGAAACCTGGTTTCAGCCCTGGCCCGTCAACAGCGGTGAGCCGCCGCGCATCGATCCTGATCGCACCACCCGCCACGGTCTTGGCTTCGTGCCCATCGTCTGGGTCCGCAATCTCCCCGGCGGCCCTGATGGTGCCGACGGAATCGACGGTGCCTGCACCTTCAAACCCGCCATCGAAACCGGCATCGAGATCGATTACCAGCTCAGCCAGGCCGGTCGCGGTCTGAAATACAGCTCTGACCCGACACTCTTGATCAAAGAGCCCGCCGGAGACGCCCAGGAATTGATCCGTGGGGGCGGCAATGCGCTCGTCGTCACCGAAGGCGGTGATGCCCGGTTGCTTGAAATTGGCGGCACGGCAGCAGCGGCGGTGATCGATTATGTCCGCTGCCTGAGAGAGATGGCATTGGAAGGCGTGCACGGAAATCGCGCCAGCGCCGACCGCCTCGCCGCCGCCCAGTCCGGTCGGGCGCTGGAGATGATGAACCAGGGGCCGATCTACCTCGCCGACAATCTGCGCGTCTCCTACGGCGATGCCATTTTGCGCCTCATGCGCATGATCATCGAAGCCAGCAACCGCTTTGCACTGCTCATCCACGCACAACCGATCGCAGCGCTCGACCGCACCGCCCGCCTGCGCCTGCAATGGCCGCGCTGGTATCCACCCGATGCCCAGGACCGGGCTGCCGACGCGGCAACTCTGGTCCGGCTGATCGACGCCCGGATCATCTCACCTGAGACCGCGCGTCGAAATGTCGCTGATCTCTACTCCATCCAAGACTTGGCCCTGGAGGGAGATCGCAGTGTTCAGGAGGCAAGCTGACCAATGACGCTCCAACCCACTCCCCTCGCAGCCCCCGTTTCTGACCCGACCTTGGCTGATCCATACACCCAGCCGACAACTCCGCTGGAAGACCCACGTGTCGCCGCTCTGGAACGCCAACTTCAGGAACAAACCCAAGCGCATCAAGTTCGGCTCACACAGGCGGAATTGAAGCTGCACGCCGTCCGTGCGGGTATGATCGACCTTGATGGACTAAAGCTCGTCGATCCCAACCGCGTCCGGCTGACCGACAAGGGCGAAATCGATGGTGCTGACCGCCTGATGGCCGATCTGCGTCGTGAAAAGCCCTGGCTGTTCCACCATGCCACCACCTCCACCCCAGGTGCGGCACCTCCCAGCACGCCACCGTCGGCAAAAAGCGCGCAACAAATGTCACATGCCGAATGGCAGGCGGCCCGCACGGCCTTGCTTAAGCGCCGCTAACCCCCGCCTCGCATCTCCCGATCTGCGCCGCCTGCCGGATTGACCTCTGGCGGCGGCGTTTTGCTTTGCCCCTCATCCTCAAGGATCTTCCCACATGGGTATTCAGAACTTTCCCACCGCCCTGCAGCCGATCATCCAGCAGGGCTTTCTGGAGCGTGAATTCGAGGCCGCTCTTAGCTCGCGCCTCGGTTATCGGATGTGCGCAGACCGCGAGGAATTCTCCGTCGGCATCGGTGAAACTCTCACCAAAACACGCGCTGGCCTGAAGCCCTCCGTCACCACCCCCCTGGTACCGGCCACCAACACCAATCTGGATAACGGTCTCACGCCGCAGACTTTCGGTGTTGAGCAATACACCATCACCATCAATCACTACGCCGCCACCACCGACCTCAACATGGTCACGTCGCGGGTGGGTATCGCCTCGCAGTTCCTGCTCAATGCCGCCATCAATGGCGAGCAGGCAGCCCGCAGTCTGGATGAAATCGCGCGCAATGCGCTGTTCAACTCCTATTTCGCCGGCAACACCCGCGTGCGCGTCACGCTCACCACGGCCGGCCCGGCGGTGGCTGTGGACGATATCCGTGGCTTCCAGACCGTCTTCGTCAACGGTGTGCAGACCCCGGTTGGCGGCTCATCCAGCATGACGGTCACGATCGGCTCCAACGCCTACACGCTGATTGGTGCTGCGGCTGATTCGGTGAACATCTCCACAGCACCCAACGGCGTCTCTGGCGTTCTCACCTTCGCCACCAGCGTGCTGGTCGCCGACGCCACCGCGTTGAATGTCGTCACCGCTTCCACCGCCTCGTCGATCATGCGACCGAATAGCCGCCTCACCACCACGGGCATCATCCCGGGCGATGTTCTGGACATGTCCACTCTGCTCAATGCGGTGGCGCAGCTGCGGCTGAACGCGGTGCCGGAAATCGATGGTGCCTATAACTGCTATCTCGATCCGGTCTCGGCACG